GCCTCGACGAGCTGCATGAGCTGCGTCGTAAGATCGTTGGCGCATGGAAGATCAACCCTTCTGTGCCTGCCCCCGGCCGTTGCTGCGGTGCGGGGGCTATTTGTGTTGTCGGCATGGATGATAGTCGCCCAGCGGGGTGGCGGTAAATAGCCCGAACGGGTCGTGACGACGGCTTGCATGGGCTAGCCGTGCGACACCTCGCCGACCAGGCCGCTGTCGTTCTCGAAGAACCAGACCAGCGGTTTGCCGGTCGCCTCCGCGATCTTCACCAACAACTCGAGTGAGACCCGTTGTGTCCGGCCGGTCTCGTATCGGACAACGGTCGCGAGCGACACGCCGACCTTCCCGGCCAAAAGTTCCCTGGACAGTCCGGCCTCGTTACGAGCCCGGCGGATCTTCAGCGACAGATCGTCCACTTGACTCCTCGCAATCTAGTAGTCATGAATTGCGTAGTCAATGCTGCATCATACGGCTACTACGCAAATAGCGAAGACTCTCGGCAGGCTGCATCTCGTCGTGAGTTTCGATCCGCAAGGGGTCGGTAAGCGGATCGCCGCAGCCCGTAACAAGAGGGGCTGGACTCAGCTCGATTTCGCGTTGAAGGCGAACATCAGCCCCAGTTCGGTGTCCCGATGGGAGCGCGGCCTGCTGCCGCCGGTGCGGGAACTGGTGCGGATCGCCGAGGTGCTCGAGGTCGATGTCGCCGAGCTCGTCGAAGAGCAGGAGCAGCACCCACGGGACGCCACGATCCTGTCCGAGCTCGAGAGCATCAAGAACCTCCTGCGCGAGCTGATCGCGAACCAGGCCAAGGAGTAGACCCGTCTGGACTAGCGGCCTCGGTCTACTCTGGCCGGGACCACAAATTCGGCCCGGCGACGTCCGCACGCCCCCGGGCCATGACAACGGAAGAGGCTACGTCTCCCGATGCACGCAAACTCTAGCCACCGGTTCAAGTGGCTTGCGCTCGCCGCGGCTGTTCTGGCGGTGATGATGATCGCGCAGGCAAAGTCCAGCTCGAGCAGCAGCTCCAGCAACCAGCCGTCATATGACGGCGTCGGAGCCGAACTGGTCTACGACCGAATCATGACCGAGACTGACTGCGCGACCTTGCAGCACGAGTTCGACGTTGCGTACTCGAACCATCGCGGCACCTCCGGCCCCGACCCGCAACTCAAGTACATGGAATGGGCGGACTGGCAGATGGAAGACATCGGGTGTTACGACGACTAGGGCTTGTCGCCGGGGTGTTCTTCGGAGTCGCGTTCGAGGAACACCCCGAACCTGACCCGGTGCATCCTTGGGTCGCGGGTCAGCCAGACGATCGCGACGAACCCCACCACCAGAATCACGATCACGGCGGCAACCAGCGTCTGCCAGTTCAGGCTGACCGTCGCCGGGCTCACGGCTCCGCGACCCGGACGAACACCGTCCCCTGAGTCCCGAGCGACCGTTGCCGCCTCATTACGCTCCCGCCGTTGGACTGGTCGGCGTGTGAGGTGTTGCCCTCGATCGTCGAGAACAGTCCGGTCTCGAGCCAGCCCTCGAACAAGCCCACGTGGTCATAAATGGTGTCGAACGCCCAGTCGAAGGCCACCGCGTCCCCGGGGCGTGGGTCGTCGGTCGTCGTGAGGCCATGGAGCCCGTCGCGAGCGTCCGCTACTAAGTAGGGCACGTACGCGTACCGTTGGCCGCGAACGAAGGTCGGTGAGTCTTCGCCAACGTCGTTCGCACCGAGCTCGAAGCACCAGGTGACGAACATGGCGCACCACGGGCCAACCTGGCCGTACCAGTCGGTGTACGGGGTGACGTTCGAGTTGGGGGGTTGTTCGGTGACCCCGATCTGCGTCGCGGCCCGCTCAAGCGCCGCCCCGCGCACCGTCCCCTTTGAGGGGGGTGCGGGCTCGTGGCCTTCGAACCTGGCCCATGCTTCGGCGATCAGCTCGACCGCCACAGCGTCCATGGCGGGTTCGCCGGCGTGGGGGAGCTCGTCGGGGATCAGGATCGACCGCAGGGTGTTGAAGGTGGTTTTGCCGATCCAGCCGGTGTCGTCGATCTTCTGCTGCCGTTGGATGCCGGCGATGCCGGTGTCGGCGACATGCCCGCCTGCTTTGCCGTGCGCGAAGCTGTTCGAATAGCTGTCGTCGAACTGCTGCCACCGCCAGCGGCCGGCCCGTGAGACGGTGCGTTTGTACGCTTCGACGTCGGGGCCGTCAATCGAGGGGCGTTTGCCGTACCGGGCCGCGTCAGGCGGAAACAAAGGCCGGGGAAACCCGGCGACTTTGACCATCGGCGCCCCGGCATAGCCGGTTTCCCACCAGTCGGTCATAGGCGGCCGTAGATGCGGAGCTGGGAGCCGGCGACGAGGTTGCCGCCTCCCTGCCCGGTGATCCTGACGCGGTTGATCGCGGCGGTCGAGTTCCAGAAGCCGCCGCCGAGCGAACGCGAGCCGCCGCCGGACGTGTTCACGCAGGCCATGCTGTCGTAGAGAACCGTCTTCAGCCAGGTCGTGGACGCGTACCCGATCAGGCTGACCGTGCTCGTCCCGAACGCGTTCGTGGCTGCCGTCGAACCGTCGACGCTGCCGACCGCGATGATCGAGTTCGGTGACGACTGTGCGTAGGCGGGTGTGACCCCGTCGAAGTTCGCGCGGTTGCCGTAGTAGTTGTTGCCGCTGTCGTTGTTGATTCTCAGCTCGAGGAGCCTGACGATCGAGCTGGCTGCGTCGCGGGCGGTCACGACGAGGATCAGGTCGTTGTAGGCGCCGCTGATCGACGACTGGTCGAACGTGCCGGCGGCGCCGAGGGTGAGCGTGTACAGCAGCGTGAGAGCGCCGGCCGCACCGCCGGACGGGGTCGCCCATTTCACCCCGGCGGTTTGGGCGGCGTCGGCGGTCAGCACCTGCCCGTCGGTGCCGACCGGCAGCTTGGCGGCGGTGTCGGCTGCGGTCGCGACGGCCAGGTCGCCTTTGCTGTCCCAGATCGTGTCGGCCGCAACCCCGGGGGCGCTGGCCGGTGTTGCCCACTTCACACCCAGCGTCTGCGCCGAGTCGGCCGTCAACACTTGGTTGTTCGTGCCGACGGGAAGCCGGGCGGCGGTGTCGTTCGCGGACGCTGCGATCAGGTCGCCTTTCGCGTCCAACAAGGTCGGCGGGATACCTGTGGCGGGGGCGGCCGCCCATTTCACTCCGAGGGTTTGCGCCGAGTCGGCGGTCAGGAGCTGCCCGTCGCTGCCGACGGGGAGGCGGGCGACGGCGTCGGGGCCGGAGGCGGCGATCAGGTCGCCTTTGACGTCGACGACGCCGATCGGGACGCCGGCGGTGGGGGCGGCGAGCCAGGTGCCCCACGCTGTGCCGGACGACTGGTAGACAACACCGTCGGTCGAGGAGGCGTAGAGGGTGCCTGCGGGCACCGCTGTGGCGGCGGGGCGGGCGGCGGTGGTGCCGGACAACACATGGTCGGCATAGCGGGTGGTCACAGGTCTGCCCTCCTTAGAACGGCCCGTAGGTGGGGATCAGGTTGTCGGTGCTATCCCAGACGAGGTCGGGGACGCCGCCGACGACGGTGGTGAGCGGCATCCAGCCGGCCGTGTCGGCCGGGGATGCGCCGCCGCCGCCGCCGCTGCTTGCGAGCCAGGTCTGCCATTCGTAGCTGGAGTCGTCTTCGAGGCTGATCGCGGCCTGGTAGACGACACCCTCGTCGGTGGCGGCGTACAGGGAGCCGGGCTGAACCTCGGCGGGGTCGGGCCGGTCGGCGACCAAGCCGGTGAGGAGATGCGCCGGCCAGCCGGTAGCGCTGTCGAGCTCGCCGACGGCGAGGTCGAGGAGGTCGACGGACAGCTCGACCGCGTCCTGCTCCGCCAACGGTTCGCCGCGCAGGCCGCGGCCGACGAAGAAGAACGAGGCGCGGATAGGGTCGCCAGGCGCCGTCATGTCGCGGGGAGCAACAGCTTGCCGGTTGTGTGGTTGATCGTGTCGGGGTCGTAGTGGTAGGTGACCGCCAGGTGCGGGAACCCGTTGTAGTCCGCGTCGAAGCCGCGGTAGGCGGGGAACCGGGCGGTGCTGAACCGCAGCAGCCACGGCGAGTCCTGCCAGGCCTGCATGCAGAGGTTCGCGCCCGCCGACAGGTTCGTGCCCGCCTCCAGCCCCCTGTACGGGCCGAAGCCGTATCCGGCCATGCCCACAGAGTCCTGGTAGTAGGCGCGTGAGTCGGTCGGGTTCATCTGCGGGTAGGGCGGCGTCATGTGGATCGGTCGTGCGGGCCAGTCGCCCCAGATCGGGAACGGGTTGTCGGGGCTGCCGGTGCCGGGGCCGTCGCCTGCGCCGGTCGAGATCTCGGCCTCTCCCCAGAACCACCAGTTGGCGATCGCCCTGCCGGTGGAGCCGGCATGGGACCGCAGCACGGAGCCGGTGCTGAGATTCATGAACCTCGAGCCGCGCTGGTAGCCGTCCGCCGGAAGGACGTCGACTCCGGGTCTCGGCGCGGGCGGGGTCGGGCCGAGCGTGAGCAGCTCGATGTCGTTCTCGGGCAGGTACCTGGCGTCAAGCACCGGGTACTCGATCGAGAACCAGCCCTCGACGTGGTGCTGCTCGGGGTGCAGAACGATGGCGTCGTCGATCCAGATGTTCATCGGCGGCGCGTCCGGCCAGGCCATGTCGGGGTTGATGTGCAAGATCCCGTTCTTCGCGGCTTGCATCAGCCCGCGGTCATCCTTCAATCGGGCGGTCTTCAGGATTTCGGCGTCGACAGTCGGCTCCCACGTGCGGTAGATCGTGATCGACGTGAACGGGACCCGCACCCATTTCATCGTCGGGACGTCGAACCTGCCGGGGTTCGGGTCGTGCAGCACCACGGTCTCGACGTGTGCGTCGAGATGCCAGCCGGAGGAGGTGGTCGGCCCGCTTCCCGCGGGGTGGCTGCTGTCGGCGGGTGTCTCATCGACCGGGGCGGGGTTGACGCCACCCCCGGTGATTTCGACGGTCGGCGGAGCCCAGACAGGGTTGCCGTTCTCGTCGAGGGTAAGCACGTCGCCGGGCTGGACGGCGGCACCCGTCTGGTAGAGGGCGGCAACATCGCTGTCGGAGAGAACCGAGCCGTAAACGGCGACCTCGTCGATCACGCCGTAGAACGACTGCCAGGTGCTGTAGGTGTGGAGGTCCCACCAGAACCCGCCGACCCGAACCGAGTTCGAGCCGCTGTAGGCCAGGCTCGATGTGTCCGCCACACTCGCGGCCAGCACACCGTTGACGTACAAGCGGATCAGGGCGCCGTCGTAGGTACCGACGACCATCACGGTCTCGCCGGCGGTCACCGGCGGCGCCGTCGCCGAGTGGTAATGCGTCGCGTCCTGGGCGCGGAGGAAGTCGACTTCGAGGGTTGGGTATCTGACGCGGAGCCCCCAGCCGTTCAACGCGGCCGCACCGTTCATGTCGCCGACGGCGCCGCCCCAGAACGTGTGTGTCGCCGAGCCGGGTTGGATCATGGCAACGACGCTCATCGTGTGGGTGCCGGAAAAGTTGAACTGTGCGGCGCCACTCACCGTCGGGTTCTCGAGGAACTCGCGCTGCGGCGACGGCTCCGGCTCGTCCTGGTTGAACGCGACGGCGCCGTCGTCGGTCTCCGGCGGCAACAGACCGGGGGTGACGTCCTCGGTCATCGGCACCGACGTGCCGCCGAGCGTGCCGAGGTTGCGCTGCAGGTTGTGCGGCCCCATCGCGTTCCCGGACGTGTCTGCGTACGGCGAGCTGCCTTCGCCGAGCCGCCAGTAGCCGCGCAGATCGGGGAGAGCGAGGATCTGGGCGGGGAAGTTCCCGGCGGTCTGCGGCGGCAACAAACCCGGAACCGGGTCGGGGCCGCCGGGGACGTGCGTCAGGCCGTGCATGCGGGGATGCGGCGCAGACATCAGGGGTCGGGGTCGCTGTCGAACGGGTTGGTGGTGTAGTTCGCCCTGGGTGACACGTCCAACTCCAAGTGGATAATCGGGGGTTGTTGGGGGGCGCCGGGGCCGCCGGGGTCACCGGTGTAGTGGATGCCTTCGACGTAGAAGTCCTCGTTGAAGCCGCCGCCGCCGTGATGCGCCGTCTTCAACGTGAGCAGGTCGCTGATTTCACAACGGCACATGTGGTCCCAGAGACGGTCGGCGTTCGGGGCGGTCGGGTGGCGGGCCTTGAAGACCAGCCTCGAGATCCTGGGCGCCGGGTCTTTGTAGTTCGTCACGTAGTAGGTCGCGAACTGTTTCGTTTCGACCATCGAGTCGTTGCCGGTCGCCAGCCCTTCGACGGTTTGCAGCTGGTCGAACGTGATCGACCGGAGCCCGTAGGCGGCGATCGACGCGTCGTCTTTGACGTACTGGCCGGCGACGTCGTCGTTGTCGGGCGGGTCGGGGTTGAGCTGCCGCCAGGTGTCGCCCGTCCCGACGCCTTGCGGCGTCGCCGAACAGGCGTTGAAGAGGTTGTCCTGGCCGTTCGACCATTCCAGCTCCGACACCGGAACCACACTGGTGTCGCCGGCCGTTGCGGACGGGTCGCCGACGGTACGGCGCTGGATGCCGTACTCGGCGACGTCCGGGCGGAACCGCGCCTGACGGCCGTGGACAACAAACTTTCCGTCCTTTGACATCCAGCCGTTCGCGACGCCGGGGAACTCACCGTCCAGGGCATCCCAGATCGCGTCGAGCGCAGAGGTGCCGGGGCCGTACGCTTTCGGTCCCAGCCTCACGTTGAGGGAGAAGACGTCGCGGAGCTCGACGGGCCAGCCGACGTCGCCGAGGATCGCGTGGACGCGGTCAGCGCCGGTCCCTTCGGTTTCGCCGTAGGCGACGTTGCCCTTCGCGATCTCCGCCGGCAAAGGAAGAGCACCGTCGATCCCGACACGCAACTCGGCACGCGCCAAAATGGCGAACCCGTCGACGAGCTGCAGCTCCAGCTCCATCCACTGGCGGGTCGGGGCCAACTGGTAATGCCACGATTCGATGTAGCCGCGGAACAGCGTGAACCAGGCGTGGGCGCCGGTCGGGTTCTGCAACGCGACCGCCGCCTGTTTCCCCGGCAAAATCTTGCCGTGATACGGGCTCGAGCCGTTGGTGGGGTCGAACAGCCCGTCCATGTCGACGATCCGGACGGTGGCGGTGCCGGTGCCGGTCTTCTCGAACTCGTTCGGTCGGCCACGGTCGATCGTCCAGCCGCGGACGCGGCAACCCGTCAGGGTGTCGATGCGTGTCCAGGCCGGGTCGGGGGCCATCGGGTCGGCGTCGAAAGCGACCGAGACGCCGACAGGGTCAGCCACGACGCCCGGACGTCTGCTGCGCCGTCCGCTTGCTGGTGCGGGCCTGGTCTTTGGTGACGGCCCGGCCGACTTCGCGGCCGTCGATGTTGACGTGGACGTGCATCGGCTGGATCTCGGCGCCGGCGATGTTCATACCGAGGATCCTGCGGCCGGCGGCGCTCAGGCCGGTACCCACGGCGAGGATCGCGGCCAGCCGTGCCGACGAGACCTGCATCAGCCCGGCCAATGGATCGGTGTCCTGCCCCTGCTTGCGGATCCTCTTCAGCTCTTCCTGCCAGTGCAGCACCTGGCGGGCCTCGTCGACGGTGTACTTGCCGGTACGGGCCTGCAGCTTCCAGTAGTTCAGGTTCGCCTGCGCTGTCTTCAGGTCGTCCTTGACCGTCTTCGTCGTCTGCGCTTTCTCGTAGGCGAACGCCAGCCAGTCTTCGTGTTCCTGCTTCGCGGCCTCGATCGCGGCTTTCCGGTTCGCGTTCGCGAGGTCGATCGCGGCTTTCAAGTTGTCGGCCTTCTGCGCCTGCAAGCCGGCGATGGTGGCGTTGTCCTGCAGGATCTGGTCTTCGAGCCTCGCCTGCCGGGTCGCGTCGTTCGTGACCGCCAACCGGGCCTTCAGCTTCGCAACGATGGTCTTGTACTCGGCGATCTGTTTGTCCAGGTCGGTGAGCAGGCCGGCGCGGAACTCGCCACGGCTGATCATCTGGTCGAACCAGGTGTTCCGCTGCTGCACGGTCGGCACATATTTCGTCGCGGCGGTGGCGGTCGCTGCTTCCCTGGCGGCGAGCGCGAGCCCATGCGTTGCTTTCGCCGCCGCCTCTGCTGCGGGCGAGTAGCCGTCGAGGACCTGAGTGGAATCGCTGAACGCAGAACCAAGGAGTTTCACCGCGCCCGCGGCCGCTTTGATCGGGATCACATAGGTGGAATGCATGAACCAGAACGAGACGACCTTTCCGGCCTTTTGAGCAGCCGAACCGAGCCGGTCGAAGCCACGCGACAGATCGGTCTGCTCTTTCTTGCCGCCGCCGCCGCCGGGCGGGCCTTTCGCCGCCGCGAACAGTTCGTTCAGCTTGCCGGTGGCGTCGGTGACGGCAGGGACAAGAAGCTCGCCGATCGACGTCGACAGATCGTCGATGTTTGATTTCAGGGTGCGGGTTTGGTTCGCCAATCCTTCCGAGGTGCGGAAGTAGTCGCCCTGCGCTTTCGAGGTGTCCTGGAAGATCAGATTGATGCGGGCAAGCGCTTTGTCCTGGGCGGTCAGCTGCTGCACGTGCTTCAGGCCGGTTTCCCGCAAGGCTTCGTGCTGCACCCTGGTTTCGGTTAGCAGGACGCCGTAACGTCGGAGCGGCTCGGATTCGCCGACGATCCCAGACCTGATCGCGTCCAACGCGTCGGCGACGTCGGTGTTGTAGAACGACGCCAAGTCGGCGCCGAGCTCGGTCAGCTTCTCCGACTGCTCGGCGGCCTGGGCGCCGACGAGCCCCATGGGCTGGAACAACGCACCGAAAGAAGACGCCGTCGCGAGCGCTTCGCGTTGCGCGATCCCGAACCCTTCCGTCGTCGTCTTCGCCCAGTCCTTCACCTGTTGCGCCGACTGTCCGAACACCACCGTCGTCTTCGACATCTGCTCGTTCAGATCCGAGGCGGCCTGAACGGATTTCTCGAGTCCCTGTACGGCCAACGCTGCCCCGGTGCCTGCCGCGAAGGCGGCGCTGCCGCCGGCGAAGCCACCCGCGAGGCCGCCGAAGACGCCCAGCCTGGCCCCGGCGCCGCGAGCGGCGGCACCGAACACCTTCTGCTGCGATGAAGTGAACTCTTTCGACGCCCGTTCGGCTTTCCTCAACCCCCGGATGTACTGGGACGGGTCGAGGATCAGCTCGGCGATCAGCTTACGAGCCACAGGTCACCGGTTCTGCTCCGTCACCCAGGAGTAACAGCGCTCGAGCTGGCGGGCGGTCAGGTCACCCATGTCTGCCGGTCGTAGGTGGCACCAGTGGCCAAGCCAGGGCTGCCAGAAGCCGGCGGGATCGACGGGGCCGGGGGCGGCACCGAAGACGTTGACGAACCGCCGCCAGAACCGTTCGCTGTCGCGTCGGGCAAAGGGATCTCGTCGGGCACCTCAACCGACACTTCCATGAACACCTCGTTCAGCTTCGAGACCGGGATCGCACCGACAGCGGCACGGATGGAACGTTCTGTTTCGCCGGGCTCGCCGCGGGCGACGGCGATGTGGATCATGGCGGCGATCACGGCGGGGTTGAAGCCGTCGAGGTCGGCGATCTCGGCCTGCGACATCTTCGTGTACTCCCAGAACACCATCGCCTCGTTCAGCGTGTACTCGTCGAACCCGACCAGCTTGTAGGTGCGGCCGTTGACCTGGATCTCAGGCATTGAAGTCCGCCGCGATCCTGTCCATCAGCCGCTCGAGGTTGCGGAACATCTGCTCTTCGTTGCGTTCCAAAGCGGGCTGCATCGCCCGGTTCATCAGCAGGTCGCCGAGGTTCGGGCGCTTGCTGGGATGGCGACCGCGCCCCTTAAAGCCACGCTGCCGGGGCGCGATGTAGACAACCCGTTGCGAGACGCCGACCCGCATCCGCGACCATTTCGGCGAGCCGGTCATCCGCCGGATCGACGAGATCGCCAGCCGTTCGGCGTCTCGACGGACCGGTTCGGCGACCTGCCGCAAGTTGGCCCGCCAGCGAAGCCGAACGTCACGTTCGGCGCCCTTGTACGCCAGGTTCAACTCGCGGAAACCGCTAAAGACGATCGGCATTTACTTCGACGAACCGCTCGCCGCCGGGGCTGCCTCTTCCATCGTGGGGGCGGTCGCCGACCACTGGAAGACACCACCGGGTGCCGGCTTGAACGTCGCCGTCGTCTCCGAGCGAGCGTTCAAAGCCCCGGAGAGGCCGTTGTAGTCGAAGAGGACACCTTGGCCGCCGAACGCTGGGTTCGTCGCCGACACCGCCGCCGACGTCGGGACGACGTAGACGAGGGTGGTGGTGCCGTTCCGGTACAGCGGCTCCAGCGTGGCGTGGACCTGCGAGGCGGCGAAGTCGTTCTCGAACTGGATCACGATCGACTCGTCAGCCAGGCCGGGCAGGAACTCCCGACTCCCGGTGGTCGAGAAGCCGGAGACGTCCACTTGCTCTTTGGTTCCGGGTGTGTCGACGTTGAAGGCGTGGGACGACAGATCCACCGTCCCGACCATGACCTTGACGTCTTTGAGCAGGAATTTCGACAACGTCGATCACTTCCTTCCTAGAGGATCGTTTGCAGCCGCCATTGGCAGCCCAACAGTGTCTCGCCGGACGCGTCCTGGTATTCGCCCCAGCCGGACGGCCCGTCAACGGTCGACGACTGGCAGGTACCACCGAACGTGCCGTCGCTAGCTAGTGCGGCCAACACGGATTTGGCGGAGCCGGGGTCCATCATCTCGAGCAGCAGTGTTTGGCCGGAGTCGACGTCGAGGTCGGTGACGCGTGCCCGGACGACGAACGCGGCTTGCCGGTCCAGCGGGTCGAAGCTGTCGGGCTCCTGGAACGGGTCGGCCGGGTAGACGTCAATCGACGGCGGGGTGGGGTTGCGGTTCGCCGTCGCCGTCACCTGGAGGACGTCGATCTCGATGCCGAGTCGCTGCTCGAGCTGGGAGGCGATCCCGGC